TGAACTGGGCTGTGGCTGCAACAAACCTCAGCCTCCTCCGCCTCCGGCTCCTCCGGGTCCGGGCGGTGAGAACGGCTCCTGACCTGGAGTTCTCTGAACCGGTTCGTCTAAATGGTCTCATTTGGGCGGACCGGTTCCGTCTGCTACGGTGCGCGCGACAGAGATCATTCGGCGGAACCCACGGAGGTTACAGTGCCGGAGCCTCAGCTGTTCGAAGCACCTGCCGACCTCACGCTGGTGGGGGACGCGGATCTTCAGACCCTGGAGACGGAAGCGGTCGCGGAGTTCGACAGGGTGATGGGGCTGGAGTCCCGCACTCCGGACGACGTCACCTACGCGCAGCGCCTGACCGGCGACCTGGACAAGATCCGGGCCGAGCTGCGGGTGCGCGCGACCCGCGCGCAGGAGCAGCAGACCCTCGCGCAGCAGGAGACCGAGCGCCAGATGGCCTCGCTCAACGAGCGTGTCCACGGAGAGGGCGCGCAGACGGCCCAGGCCGCTGTCACCGCAGGCGGGGCCGTCGACCTCGCCGCGATCTCCCAGGCGACCGCGCAGGGTGTCGCCCTCGCGCTGTTCGGGGACGACGCCGGGAAGCTGGACCGTGCTCAGCGTCGGTTCGCCTCCCTCTCCGCCACCCAGCGCCAGGCGCCGGACCCGCAGGTGCCCGAGCGCACCGACGCCATCACCGCGTCGGTCGACATCCCCGGCGTGGCCGCCGGTCAGACGCTGCCGACCCTGGAAGCGCTCGGTGAAGCCTTCCGCGCCAAGGCCAAGGCCGTCCCGATCACCATGGCCGGGCAGGGCGCCGCACGCCACCTCGTCGCGTCGGTCCGCAACCGGTTCGACCACACGGTGGACAACCGGACCCCGCACGCCGAGGTCGAGCGGCTCATGCGCTCGATGGTCGGCCGGTTCGACAACGCCGAAGCGCTCGTGGCCGGTGGTGGGTGGTGCGCCCCCAGCGAGATTCGCTACGACTTCTTCAACATCGCGTCGGCCGCGCCCCGGATGATCGACCTCCCCACCGTCGGGGTGAGCCGTGGCGGCATCCGGTTCCCGGTCTCCCCCGCCATCGGGGACACGTTCTTCCAGGCCAACGCGGGCTCCAACCCGGCGTCCGGCTTCGGAGGCTTCGCGTTCTCGATGAGCAACGCGACAGACCCGTGGCTGTGGACCGAGTCGGATGACGCGCTGACCGTCACCGGCTCCGTCAACAAGCCGACTCTGCGGGTCCCCTGCCCCTCGTTCTCCGAGGTCCGGCTGGAGTGCTACGGCATCAGCCTGACGGCGGGCAACCTGACGGACGACGCCTACCCGGAGAGCACCCAGAACTTCATCCAGCTCCTCCGTGCCGCGTACGCCCACGCGATCAACGCGCGGCTGATCAGCCTCATGGTCACCGCGTCGGAGTCGGCGGTGTCCATCGGCTCGGCCGCCCACGGCGTCATCCCGCAGCTCCCCAACGCCGTCGCCCTCGCCGCGACGGACTACCGGACCCGGTTCGCCATGGACGAGAACGCGATCCTGGAGGTCGTGCTCCCGTTCTGGATCCTGGAAATGGCGCGCGCGGACCTCGGGTACAAGCCCGGCAACGACAGCCCGGACGACATGGCCGTGGCCGACGCCACGATCATCTCGATGTTCACGGCGCGCAACGTCCGGCCGCAGTTCGTCTCCGACTGGCAGGTGCGGGCAACCGGCCTCCCCGGCGTCAGCACGAACAACCTGGCCGCCTGGCCCACTTCGGTCGACTTCCTGCTCTACGCTGCGGGGACGTTCCTCCACGGCAACGGCCTCCAGCTGGACCTCGGTGTGATCCGGGACAGCGTCCTCAACGCGGAGAACGACTACTCCGCTCTGTGGGCGGAGGAGTGCCACCTGATCGCCAAGGTCGGCCACCAGTCCCGTCGGTACACAGCGGCCATCCGGGTGGACGGCACCGTCGGTACCGGAGTCGCTGCGGCCAAGGTCTAGTCATTCGTGTCCGGCTGTCCCACAGGATCGAAAGGAGGGTGACTCGTGGCCGGAGCGCGCGACATCATCGACGGCCCCTCGTTCACTCCGCTCCCCAACTTCCTGTGGGACGCGGCGCAGCACCCGACGACTGGCGACCAGCACTGGCAGAACGGCGTCACCTGGATCGAACGCTGCGGCGGAGGCGGAACCCTGTACGACGAGTGCCTCGCCGTCACCGGAACCGGCGGAGATCCCGCCGCACAGACGGCCCTCGCCGACAACGTGGACCAGGTCAACCGGGGAGCTACGGCGTTCTCCGTGTATACGGAGTTCGACTGCTCCCCGGTCGGCCAGGACTACATGCAGGACAAGGCGGAGGAGGCCCTCGGCAAGCGTGAGGCGTACCTCGTCAGCCGTGCCTTCTGGACGGGTACGTCCGGAGCGGCGAACGGGACGGGGCAGACCACCGTCTGGCCGCACCTGGCGGCCGATGCGACGCTCGACGACCCCCAGAGCATCCGGCTCCAGACGGCCGCCACCCCGCTCGTCACGGGCGGGGAGGACCCGGCCGTGGCCCTCGGTCAGCTGGAGGCCCGGCTGGTGGAGTGCTACGGCGGCCAGGGCGTGATCCACATGGCGTATGAGGCTCTCCCCACGTTCGTCGCCCGTGGGCTGGTCCGGCCTGAGGGTGCGCTCCTGCGCACCGTAGCGGGCAACCTCGTGGTTCCTGGCCAGGGGTATACGGGGTCGTCCCCTGCGGGAGCGGCACCGGCCTCCGGGACGTCCTGGATCTACGCGACGGGGGCCGTGTTCGGCTTCCGGTCCGACGTGTTCGTCCGTCAGTTCCCTGACACGTTCGACCGTTCGGAGAACACCGTGCGGATGATCGCGTCCCGTACGTACCTGCTCGGATTCGACTGCTGCCACCTGGCGGCGCTCGTCAACCTCGGTGTTCCCACGTAAGGGGTGAACAGTGGTAGCAACAGTTTCTGCGTGCGCAACCCCGATCAAGGGAACGCACATGCGGGTCGTCCGTCTGGACTCCTGCGGGATCCCCGTCACCGGCTCCGGCTCCATGGTCATCGTGACCAAGGGGTTCGTCCAGGTGCAGAACGAGCCGCAGTACGAGGAGGGTGAGGAGTTCTTCGAGCGGACCGCCGACGGCACCGTCTGCGTCAACCAGAAGGACGACCCCGTCCTCAAGAGGTTCCAGCTCACGATCGACTTCTGTGAGGTCAACACGACCATGCTGGCCTTCATGACCAGCGCACGGGAGCTGACGGCCGGAGGCTCCGGGGTCACAGGCTTCGGTATGGCGTTCGCTGAGGGCCAGCCGTCCAACCGGTACTCCCTGGAGATCTGGCAGAAGGTCGCCGGGTCCGGGGCGTGCGACTCCACCGGGGCGCAGCGGTACATCTACAACGCGTGGCCGAACCTCGGGGCCAGCAAGCTGGGCTCGTACACCATCGAGAACGGCCGCTCCACGTTCCAGCTCATGAGCGAGTCCCAGGCCGGGTCGACCACGGCCGTCACCGGCTGGCTCGACGGGCCGGGGACGGGTACGAGCTGGCTGCCGTCCGGCGAGACGCTCGGGTCCGGAGAGCACTGGCTCTGGAACGTCACCACCACAGCTCCGCCGACGGCCGCGTGCAACCCGGCCACCCTCACGTGATTCTGAGCGCGGAGCAGCACTGGATCTGCCCCAACTGTCCGGCCACGGCCGTGACCGAGGGGCAGACCAATCGCTTCCACCGCTGCACCGGTCTGAAGCTCCTGCTGGCCCCCATGGTCCTGGAGGGCACCGTCTGCCGGGTGCGCGCGGTCGAACGCGAGGACTACGTGGGGGACGAGGTCGTACGCTGCGATGCGGAAGGGCGGCCGGTCGCGGCCGTCGTCACGGAGCGGCCGGACGGGTCCAACGACTGTGTCGCGTTCGCTCCCGTGGCCCGCCTGCGGGCGGCAGGTATCGACGCGAGGTGACACATGGCTTGGAGCGCAAGCGCCATCTTCCGTGAATGGCCGGTGATGCAGTTCCAGGACAGCGCCACCGGCTATACGGGGCTGGACAGCGACACCGTCAAAGCGGCCCTGTTCGGGGGCAACACCCCGGACAAGGACGCGGCTGTGGGCCTGACCGGCTACAACGCCGCGACGTCCCAGTGGGTGACGGCGAACGAGAAGACCGGCGGCACGGACTGGGTCGCCGGAGGCCGGACGCTCTCGTCCAAGACCTTCACCACCCCGTCCTCGGGGGTGTTCATGTTCGACGCGGCCGACCTCACGAGTGCGGCCACGGCCACGATGACCGGGGTGGAGGGCCTCCTCGTCTACGACGATTCGATCACCGCCGGGACGGTCGCCGATCAGGGTGTCTGTTACAACTGGTTCGGCGGGTCCCAGTCCGTTACCTCGGGTACGTTCTCCGTGATTTTCGACTCGAACGGGCTGCTCCGGGTCACGGTCTGACCGGTTCAGATTATTCGGCACACCGGATACCTATACGGTTACAGAGAGTCGGTTTAGCTAAATCTACCCGTGCGTAGAGTAGCGATCTTGATAGGTTGCGTTCTCCGCAACGAACTGACGGGGGCCTGTCTCCTCGGACACCCGCTCCGAGTTCGTTGTTCGGCCATGTCGGGCCACAGATCGCTACCGGTGGGTAAGAGGCCCACGGCGCCAGGCCGTATATCCTTCCGCCGGGAGGCAACCGTGACCGCTGACTTCGGACCCTGTGAGAACTGGCCGGTGCAATGGACGTGCACCACGACGTCTCTCGACCCGGCGGTGACCGGGTACGCCGTCACGATGGCGACGAGGGTCTTGTGGGCTCTCTCCGGCCGCCGGTTCGGCACGTGTCAGATCACGCTCCGGCCGTGCCGGAGGGACTGCTACGACTCGTGGCCGTGGGGGTGGAGCGAGTGGGACAACTCGGTCCTCGGGACCTCGGTCTGGTCCGGGTACCGGTACTGGTTTCCCACGGCGTGCGGTGACTGCGGCGCCGGGTGCTCGTGCAGCCGCGTGTCTGAGGTCGCGCTCCCCTCCCCCGTCAACCGCATCGTTGAGGTCAAGGTCGACGGGACTCCTCTGGTGACCGGTGCGTACCGGGTCGACAACAACCGGCTGCTGGTGCGTACGGACGGCCCGGAATGGCCCCTGTGCAACGATCTGAACAAGGCTGACACCGAGGCTGGCACGTGGTCCGTAACGGCCCTGTACGGCGAGGACGTGCCCGAGGGGGCCCGTCTCGCGATGGGTGAGCTGGCCTGCGAGATCAGCAAGGCGGGCGCCGGTCAGGACTGCCGTCTGCCCCCCGGCGTCACCCAGCTCGTCCGCCAGGGGGTCACGATCCAGTACCCGGACGTCGGCCAGCTCCTGAAGGACGGGCGCACCGGCCTGTATCTCGTGGACATGTTCATCGCGGCCGAGAACCCCCACGGCCTGACCCAGCGGGCGCGGGTCTACAGCGTGGACCAGGCCCTTCACCGGAGGGCGGGGACGTGATCACCGGGTCGGCACGCTGGTACACCGTGGGATCCCGGATCGTCACGGCCGTCCGCACGGGCCTGACGGCGTCCGTCGCGCGCTCGGGCCAGGTCCCCGGCGACATCGCCTGGGACGAATGCAGCTGCGATGGAGCCCTGTACGTCACCGCCCCTCGCGTCTACCTGTCCGAGACGTTCCCGGCCGAGCAGGAGGAGCCCGTGGGGGCCCGCTGCCGGGCCCCGTACGAGGTCGCGGAGTACACAGTGGCCGTGGTGCGCTGCGCCCCGCAGGCGGAGGGGCGGAACCTCGCGCCGGACGCCGTGGATCTTGATTCCGCAGCGGGTCTGCTCCTCCAGGACATCGCCGAGACCATGGATGCCCTCGCGGTCCTGATGTGCTCGATGCACGACGCCGACGAGATCAGCGACTACCTGGTGACCCCGGCGGAGTCCAACGGGACGCAGGGGGACTGCGTGGGGTTCGACCTGCGGGTGCTCATCGCGCTGGAGCGGATCTGATGCCCGCCGCAAAGATCGAATGGCGCCCGGCGCCGGGGGCGCAGGCGCAGCTGGACGCCGAAGTGCTGAAGTTCCTCGTCTCGCGCGCGCGCCGGGTGCAGCGCAACGCACGCCGGATGGCGCCCGGTCGCATGGGCCGGAAGGTCAACGCCGTCATCGTCGGCAAGCACGTCCGCATCGAGTCGTCCCACCCGGCGACCATGTACGTGATCAAGGGGACGAGGCCGCACGTCATCCGCCCTCGGTACCGCAAGGTGCTGAAGTTCACCTCACGGGGCAACACCGTGTTCGCCAAGGTCGTTCATCACCCCGGCACCAAGCCGAACGACTTCCTGACCAAGGCCCTGCGGATGGGGTAGCGAGCGATCTTGGGTCAGACGTGGCTTATGCTCCGGCCATGACCGAGATCAGGGACTTCAGCAAGCGGCGCAAGGCACCCACCTTCAAGATCGACGACGACGTGTTCACGGCCGTCGCGGCGATTCCGGCCGAGGAGATGATCTCTTTCGCTGAGAAGATCACGACGGCCGACCCGTCCCAGATGTCCCCGCGCGACCAGGTCGCGCTCCTGCGCGAGACGCTGGAGAAGATGCTGGAGCCGGAGTCGCTGGCCCGCTTCCAGCGAAGGATGCGGGACCGGTCGAACCCCATCGACATGGAGCAGCTCAACGACGTCGTGGAGTGGCTGTTCGAGGAGTACGGGATGCGCCCTACGACCGTATCCAGCAGCTCGTCCAGTGGGGGCTCGCCCCCGGTACCTGGAACTACCTCGATGGGAAGCATTCCGGACGTGGTGTCGATCTCCGCGCTCTCCCCCTCGACAGTTTCCTGAACATCCTGTACGTCGCGCGGCTGGACGCGCGCGAGGTTCGGGAGAACGAGCGCGCGGAGGACGTGGCGAGGGCGATGGACAACGAGATGGGCGTGGCGGAGTGGTGGACGCCTCTCTACACACGCAGGCCGGAGCCGATGCGGGAGCGGGTCACGGAGGACGGCCTCAAGGTGCCGTCCTGGTGGAGCGACGACGAGGCTGAGAGCCAGCAGTGGCTCCAGTCCCAGGGAGTGATGCTCGATGGCTAGCATCCTTGTGGCCACGGGTTTCGTGCGGATCGACTCCGACACGAAACCCGCCATGAAAGCGCTGAAGGCTTTCGGATCCATCGCTGCCAGCGCCCTGACCACCACCCTGCTTCCCGCCACGGCCGCCGTCGCCACGGGCGTGGCGTCCATCGGCAGCGCGTTCGCTGCGGCGGGTGCGGGCGCCGGAGCGTTCGGGGCCGCCGTCATCCCCCAGTTCGTCAAGATCTCCGAAGCCAGCCAGAAGTACACCACTGCTCAGGAGAAGAGCGCCAAGGCGGACCAGGCCAAGGCGTACGCGCAGCGGATCGCCAAGAAATACGGCGTGGAGTACGGCACCGCCATCAAGATTACGTCCAAGATGACGGGGACGGCGCGCGAGGAGGCACTGGCCTACAACAAGGCTCTGTCGGAGTCCAAGACGGCGGCCAGCGCCGCACGCAAGGCACAGGACGAGTACAAGGCCGACCTGGCGGCGATGACCCCGGCGACGAGAGCGACCGCCAAGGAGTTCCAGGGGCTCAAGGACGACTTCGGGAAGTGGTCCGACTCCCTCAGCGGCGCCACCATGCCGATCTTCACCCGAGGGATCAAGGGCCTGAGGGCTCTGCTCCCGAGCCTCACCCCGTTCGTGAGGTCGGCGGCCGGAGCGATCCAGGGATTTGTCGACACGATGGGGGAAGGCGCCGCCGGTCGGATCTTCCGGGAGTTCGGCGACAACATGCGCAAGAACGCCGGAGGCGCCCTGCGGGACTTCCTGTCGTTCGGCAAGAACATGGTGGCCGGGATCCTCGGCATCCTCAACGCGTTCGAGCCCTTCCAGTCCCGTGTGGGCGGGGGCATGGCGGCGATGGGGGAGAAGTTCGCGGAGTGGAGCGCCAACCTGGGCTCCAGCGGAGGCTTCCAGACGTTCGTGCAGACGGCCGAGGAGGGCGGCCCCAAGCTGGGGGAGCTGTTCACCTCGATAGCAGAGGCCATGGGGAAGATCTCTGATTCCGCCGGTCCCCTGGCCGGAGTCGGAATCACGATCGCGGGGATCTTCGCCGACATCATCGACGCCATCCCCACCCCGGTTCTCCAGGTGCTCGTTCCCGCCATTCTCGCGGTGAATACGGCGCTGAAGCTGTACGCCATCTACCAGGCCGCTGCGACCGCTGCGACGTGGCTGTTCACCACGTCCGTCACCACGAGCATCGGGGTGACCTACGCCAGCCGGGCGGTCCTCGTCGCGCACCGTATCTCCCTGGTGGCCCACGCCGTCGCGTCCAAGATCGCAGCAGCGGCCACGGCCACCTTCAGCCTCGCCATGCGCGTCGCGAGTGGCGTGATGCTCGCCTTCCGGTACGGTCTCGTCGCGCTC